ATGCTCACCGTTAAGCAGATTGAAGCAGCAAAGCCGAAAGAAAAACCATACCGCCTTCTCGATGGTAATGGCCTGTACCTTTATGTCCCTGTATCAGGGAAAAAGGTATGGCAGCTTCGCTACAAGATTGACGGTAAGGAGAAAATCCTGACCGTCGGAAAATATCCGCTTATGACTTTGCAGGAGGCAAGGGATAAAGCATGGACCGCGAGGAAAGACATCTCGGTTGGCATCGATCCGGTAAAAGCGAAAAAGGCTTCGTCTAACAACAATTCCTTTAGTGCGATTTACAAGGAATGGTACGAGCACAAGAAGCAAGTCTGGTCAGTAGGCTATGCAACTGAACTTGCCAAAATGTTTGATGACGACATTTTACCTATCATCGGCGGCCTTGAAATTCAGGATATTGAGCCGATGCAACTGCTGGAAGTAATCCGCAGATTTGAAGATCGCGGTGCAATGGAGCGAGCCAACAAAGCACGCAGAAGATGCGGCGAGGTTTTCCGTTACGCTATTGTCACCGGAAGGGCTAAATATAACCCGGCACCTGACCTTGCAGACGCCATGAAAGGATACCGCAAGAAGAACTTCCCGTTCCTTCCAGCAGACCAGATCCCTGCATTCAACAAAGCACTGGCAACATTTTCAGGAAGTATCGTATCGCTCATTGCGACAAAAGTTTTACGTTATACAGCCCTAAGAACGAAAGAGCTTCGTTCCATGCTATGGAAGAACGTCGATTTTGAAAACAGGATTATCACCATCGACGCCAGTGTGATGAAGGGCCGCAAAATTCATGTGGTTCCTATGTCAGACCAGGTAGTTGAACTTCTCACTACGCTAAGCTCAATCACCAAACCAGTCTCAGATTTTGTTTTTGCCGGGCGCAACGATAAGAAGAAACCAATCTGCGAGAACGCGGTATTGCTTGTGATCAAACAAATCGGCTATGAGGGGCTGGAAAGCGGTCACGGGTTCAGGCATGAATTCAGCACGATTATGAACGAGCACGAATGGCCTGCTGACGCTATTGAAGTGCAACTGGCACATGCCAACGGCGGTTCTGTGCGCGGGATTTACAACCATGCTCAGTATCTCGATAAGCGCAGAGAAATGATGCAGTGGTGGGCGGACTGGCTTGATGAGAAGGTTAGGTAGGCAAATCCATGCCTGAGCAGAGCCTTGCCCTCTACCTGAGCCCATGCTCATTCTTTGGCCTCAACGCGAGCATGACCTCACTGGCTGGACCCAAAATGGACTATGACAGAAAGATCTGATATTTTTCCTCGCAAAAACTTAGAGGCTTTATTTTAATGCATAAGAGCAACTGCTTTGACACGGCAAGGCTTGTGGCAGCTATGATGGTTCTGGTCAGTCACCACTACGCGCTCTCTGGGCAGCCGGAGCCGTACCTGTTCGGCTTTGAAAGTGCTGGCGGCATTGCAGTTATCATATTCTTTTCAATATCAGGATATCTGATTTCAAAATCAGCTATCAGGAGTGATTCCTTTATTGATTTCATGGCTAAAAGAGCGAGAAGAATATTCCCGGCGCTGGTCCCTTGCTCTATACTGACATATTTTTTATTTGGATGGATACTTAACGACTTCAGCGCAGAATATTTTAGCCATGACATTGTCAGGAAGACCATAAGCTCTATTTTTATGAGTCAGGCTCCAGATGCTGACATTACATCACATTTAATTCATGCCGGAATTAACGGCAGTTTGTGGACCCTACCGCTTGAGTTCCTGTGTTATATAATAACGGGAGTAGCAGTTGCCCTACTAAAGAACGGAAAAGCATTCATAGTTATACTGTTGGTTTTTGTTTCTCTTTCATTAATTGGAAGTGTGTCAGAAAACAGGGATGTAATGTTCTCTATTCCGTTATGGCTGTATCCTTTGCGTGGACTGGCGTTCTTTTTTGGTGCCACTATGGCAATGTATGAGAAGTCATGGAATGTAAGTAATGTTAAAATTACTGTAGTTTCTTTGCTTGCTATGTACGCCTACGCTAGTTATGGCAAAGGCATTGATTATACTATGACTTGCTATATCCTGGTTTCATTCTCGACAATAGCCATATGCACATCCGTTGGCGACCCACTGGTTAAGGGCAGGTTTGATTACTCGTATGGTGTGTACATTTATGCATTCCCGGTTCAGCAGGTTGTTATAAACACATTGCACATGGGTTTTTACCCGTCAATGTTGTTAAGTGCCGTGACTGTTCTTTTCTTGTCCCATCTTTCATGGAATCTGGTTGAAAAAAGATTCCTGACACGAAGTTCGCCTAAATTATCCCTGGATTGAACAATAAAAGGGGCCATATGGCCCCTAAAATAATCAGATGGCCAGATACTCAACCATTGAAGGCAGCGCGACTCCTACTGGGCTTGGGCGAGTAACATTAATTGTCACCCCGGAAACACTAACCTTGTCACCACTTGATGCAGGGTCACCAAAAAGGCTTCTTACTCTGTATGTCAGGTTCCCCGGGTTCGGTATAGCTGCAGATCCGCTTGTGGCACCTGCCGCAACTGGGACATAAATGATCCCATTTACAGACGGTACGCCTGAACAGCCACGATACGTATTGTATCTGCCTTCCGGTTTCTGCACCTCGGTAATGCCAGCCAAATAACAGTCAGTAACTGACACGCCACCGCTACGAAGATAGCGTAGAGGCTTAGTGAATATGCACTTATCGAAAGAAACACATTCATTGATGTCGACAATATTTACAGCCCATTCATCACCAGTTAACGTACAACCACTTACAAAGACGAAGATCGCCGACTGTTCTATCGCTATACTTTGATTGTTTGCAGCCGTGTTTTTGTTTGCAGTGTTGATATGAACACCACTGACAATTTTATGTGACTGCGTTGAGGTCGGCGTTCTAAAATATATCCCCGTAAATTGTTCAGTGCCATCGGCATCTGCTGCTATCCATGAGTTTGAGAAAGAAAATCCTCCGTTTACATTCTCTATAACCACGCCTGTTGAGCCGCAATAATCTAAATCCAGTTGTTCCATATGCAAATCAAGGCAATCATGAACATAGACGGCATTTTTAAAACCAATGCACATGGTCTCACTGTCTAAAATTATTGCTTCTGACCTAACTGCCTCTGACGACCACGCATACGTTTGAGGCTGAATCCTGATGCCAAAGCTTTCATCAGCAGAATAATTTCCTCTGCTGAAATGGCAGGAGCTGACACTAACACTTACGCACTGGCCTAAAAAGTGAAGACCGACTCTACAGGTTCCAGCCTGACATGCTATAAATTTTGAGTGCCAGAGCCCTTGCATTAAATAAGCGGTTTCAACTTCATTCACCATTACATTATCAAATACCCAGCCATAAACCTGTCTGATGACAGAGTCTTCTGCTGTAATGTTTGTGTCAATACCATTGCAGGTGTTATTACCAGTTACTCGTATATTTCTCAGATAACGGCCGATAGTGTCTGAATCATAAGACAGCCTTAACACAGATCCTGTAAGTCCGCTTTTTGCTCGGAGTTGCGATGCCTTACCAACCCCTCTGATGTTAACACCGCCAGGAATAAGCAAAGTGGATCCAACAATATACCCCACCGCTTGGTTGCTCGCAGGGATAAACAGCTCCCCGCCGGAGGGTAGTGAAGCAACGGCATCTATTGCATTTTGTATTGCCTGGTAATTATCTGTCACACCATCATCAATAACACCAAAATCCAGGATACTTATTGCTTCTTTATTTTTGTCATGCTGAGTTCTTAAAACTGCTTTTGGTAAAGGCTGCTTGACGCCAATCATGGCATCGCCTTTGGTGTTATCCTGCGAATACTTACCGGATTGAGCTAGTTGCTCAATTAAATCCGGACCGAACTGATCAGGGTCGTACTTCAGCACATTCTGAAAATAGAACTGCTGCGAACCATACGCATCATATACAGCCATTGAATGGCCTTGCTCAGTTACAAATTTGGCAATCTGCCCGTTGTACACAGGATATCCGGCAGCATTGATAACAATTGGCTGAGAAACAGGGACGTGAGATCCGTCTTCATTCTCTACATAAACCTGCACTTGATTCTGTGGGAGCGTGGGATCGGAATCTATCTTACCAATGAATATCTTGCCATTGCTTGCGGCCTGGAATTTTCTGGCTAACGTAAATAGTTGACTTGGCATTGAAATTATAACATTTGGCACAATATTTGACATAGTGAATCTCTATTTAAGGAATGAATATGATTACTCATAAAGAATTAACCTCTTCACTCAACTACAACCCAGAAACAGGCGTCTTCACTTGGAAGATAGCTTCTGGTAGCTCCAGTATCGGAAAGGTTGCTGGATTTAAGACGAACTCACAGGCCGACTACTTATCAATACGGATTAATGGAAAATCGTATCTTTGCCACCGACTTGCTTGGTTTTATATGAAAGGATGCTGGCCTAAAGGGTTAATTGACCATATTAACGGGGTTAAAAATGACAATAGAATTTCAAACCTAAGAGAAGTAACCAGAGGTCAGAATAAAACCAACAGCGTTTCATCATCCAATACAGGTATAAAAGGAGTTCATCTTCTTAAAGGGAAAAACACATATAAAGTTATGTTCAAACTAAAAGGTAAGTCTATTTGCCTTGGGTATACCGATGATATTGAGCTGGCCGAATTAATGTCTATTGCATTCAGGGAAAAATATCATGGCGAGTTTGCTTGTTTTAGATAATGTCTGTCATTTAATTTGCTCCAGATACAAGGAATCACCGAAGCATGGCTACGATGAATTTTGGGCATAAAAAAACCCAGCCGAAGCTGGGTCGTTGCGTTGGTTATCTGTCAGTAGTTATGTACTGAAGGAGGTAATTCTTTATTCTTAAGTCTCATCCATGCGGAAAGATTCGTTGGTCCGTCTGGCTCATTGATATCAACATCTCGTGTGTGATTAATTAAAACGTCTCTCGCCATTCCGATAACATACGAGAACTCATGACCGTAGTCGTAGCATCTGCCGGAATAGTTCGATTGAATTTGTTTTAGCGCCGGATACAGTTCGCGGAATAATGCCTGCGAACGGTTGGCATAATCCCATAACCATACAAGGCTGTTTGCTTCTTTTGCAGAAAGCTCGTTGGTTTTCTTCTCTTGTTTGCCGATGAACTCACCTTCAAGCACTACCCTGTGGATGTACTCTACGGCTTGCGGTATCTGAGATGCATCAAGCTCTTCAATACTGTCCACATTGAAACGCTGATGAATCATTGCATAAGCTTCTGGGTACATTAGATGCTTTTTGCTGACTAGCATATTTACAGCATCACGAAGCGGAGTCCTGTCATCAACAGATGTTTTCTTACGTGCATTTTCTTCCTTTCCCTTTGTCCAGTAGTCATGCAGCACAGTAAAGCATTCTTCCTGGTACTGAATAAGTTTATCGCGGATGTCAGCACGAACTTTCTCAGGGTTGATGCTGAACAGCCACCCATTTAACTTCTTCAAAGGAAGGCAGAGTAACTTACGAAGCTTCCCATCAGCGGCAACCATGTTCATATGAACACAGTTGAATTTGCTAATCTGCTTCATGAGTTTTGTTTGCTGCGTTGACCAGCTCATTCCAAGGTTTTCAACGATTGGCTTCATCGCAACATATGCAACTCCGACAGCCATGGCGGTGATAATTTGCTGACCGTTGAATGGTACGTAAGAGGTGTTCACTGCTTCTAAAATTGCTATACTATTCATGTTGGTTTTTCTCCACGGATTTACTGACAACCGAAGCCCTGACTGTTCCCGCAGTTGGGGCTTCACTGTTTTTGTAAGTCACTGTAGCTATAAAGCCACTGACCACTCATTTTTGATTTGATTGACTCTACTGAATCACGGCAAGGAATGATTCCACCTGACATCATTCTGATCTCCGTAAATTCACCACTCCTTATCGACTCAATGCCATTAACGTTAACTAAAGATTTACCTCTACCAAGTGCATTCTCATAGCCAATCTCATCAACCTCGATAAACTTCATACCGTTATCCCCTCTCTCTTCAGGCTGTCCAGCAATCGCTTAATCACTTCCGAGTTAAACGACCGGCATTCTTCTTTGGCCTTTCCTGTAATCGCATCTTTTAGCGACTGAGGCATTCTCACCAAAATTCTGCTAACTTCTTTTTCCATATCGCCACCACGTGAGTTATTGTGAATCACAAACATATCACCGTGACTATATCAAGTCAAAATTTTTTTGAATACACTGTGATATCAATGTGATTATCACGGTGTAAGTATGACGAAGGTTAGAGACATAGCCCCATATAGCGTAAGAATGCCAGATAGCCTCAAGCGCGACCTGACCATAAGAGCATCGAAAAACGGACGCTCATTAAATTCAGAAATAGTTATGATCTTGCAAGCTGCTATTGATGAAGAAAAATCACCAAGATCAATAGAAGGTTTTGCTCAACAAGAATCTGAAAAATTTAGGGAGGCTCTTCTTAAGACTCTCAGCAGCATGTACGGAGAAGATAAAAAACCCACCTGACGGTGGGTTTTATTAGTGCTTGTATAGGTTGAACTCTCTATCAAGCCATATAACAAAAAATGTCGATCCAAGACGATAACCAACCATGGCTTTCAAATCATCAAATCTAAAAGCCAAGAAATGATCTACGTCTTCCGTTATATGACTGGGGATACCTGCTTTAATTGCACCCCTTGCAATCTTCTCAAATCCAAGCTTATGCCTACCTTGCTGCTTAATATCTGCCCATGTTAGTTGACTTAATCTGTATAATTTATCAGCTAAGCCAGCTTTCTCATCTTTTTGGCATTTCGTTATGCAGTGAGAGCTTTGGATGTAACAGAATGAAAATTTCGGTTTCTTTTGATCTGAATTCCCCCCTGACTGCGGCCCTAACTTTAACTTACCTGTAGATTCAGCAGGGGGGATAATCCTTTTAGATTTTCTTGCCATCTCGTTAGTTAATCCGAGTTGCAAAGTACTCTGCCATCTCCTTAGAACTAATTTCAGAACCACCAACACCCTCAATATAGTTTGATCTCCATGGTGACTCTTCGTGTGTCATGTTCCTCAGTTTCCAGGCAGAAAATTGCCCAAAAACATCCCAGACTTCTTCTAATAGCTCTAACTGTTCTTCGCTGAATTTTTCAGCATCAAAAGACTCTGGAGAAGGGATAGCACCATTACCATATTGTTTATAACGGTGATAAAGCTCAGGGACAACAGGGCCATGCATCCAAGCTTCCATCTTATTCTGAAAAAGAGGCTCGCCAAGCAACGCCAATGAAAAACCCTGAGCATAGTAAACAAGCTTTTGTAATTTTAAATTAGAGATTGCGTCACCGCTATCCTCGTCACACCGCGACAGGAAGTAGTCGGCGACATCAAAACAAGTAAGCATGAACACACCTCCATCTTGATAGCCACAGCTAAGTATCCAACTATGTCAAATGTCATTTAATACTATAACAAAGCTATCAGCAATCCTTCGGAGGCTAACTTACAACCACTTTAGCGACATGTTTAAACCATTACGTTTCACATTTACTGCATTTTCGCCGAAGTTACCTATAAGGTAATGTCACATTTCCTGCAAGTTTCATGCAATGTTGAAAAGTGAGCTATTCACTTTTCTATGACACCAAACACCAAAAATAGCACTTTTTGCTAAATCATTCGTCCAAGTTGTGGATGGTTTGTCGTTGACACGTTTTCACACACCACTCCACCAATAAAGTATCATCTGGTATCCTGAGCAAAACTAAGGAGGTTGGTGTGAAGAAAAAATTTGTAAACGTTGCAAAGTGCGCAATTTTTATATTTTTTATGACCTTTTACGGATTTAGTGCCGGAGAAGGTTTCGATCGTGATGCCAATGCATTCAGTTTCTTTTGTCTGTCTATAGTGGTCATAATTGTATGGGTGGAATTAAAGCAAACATTGTTTCATGTGCTAGGGAAATAACCATCCATGGCATTTAGTCACTGCTGTGTTGCCTCAGTGGCAAGCAGCGGTCTGATGGCATTTGCAGCGTTACTTAATGCTCTTTCATAGGCTGGCGTTCCTGCTTTGGTGTTTGCCAGACGTAAGAGCGCATTCCTGGCCATAGGGCTTTCATAAACCCTCGACATAAGGCCAATCCCTGTTTCCCCAGCCAATAGCGCGCCTCCGGTTTTTAGGTTACCAATAACCCTTACCAAAGGCGAGAGTGTCATGCCAGTCTTCGTCACAACATTAGCCTCAGATGCTCTTTTGGTAGCATCGAGAATAGATAACATCCCCTCTATCTCTTTTCCGTTCTTCCCACCAAATACAGTTTTAAACACCTGACCATTTGCTTGTTTTTGCAGCTTGCCAAGCTCGGTCATCATTTTCTGAGGGCTGTCACCTACCTTGTCAGCTATTTTGCTGATATATGCCGCCCTTAGCATGTCTTTACCTTTTTGATCGAGTTTCCCGTACAATCGAGCTATATCTGACCCATATTGTCCATACACAATGGTATTTACAGCCTCGGGAGTTAAATCTCCTTTGTTTAGAACGTTTTTAAGGCGCGTTTGAGTTGCATGTGTTGCCATTTTTGCATAATCAGCTTTTCCCGCTCTCCATGCTGAAGCATCTTTTGGGCTAAGTCCTTTCGCTATAGATTTACTAAGGCTATTGGTTAGCGAGTTATAGACCCTGTCGACCATTGTTTGCGACATTGATGGCAGAACTGTACGATCGCCTTTTACGTCAATGCGGAACTGAGTTCTCAGCTTATCAAGTAACTCAAAGGCATCATCTCCATTTGTTATCTCCTGAATGGCATTCTTATAATCATTAAGCGCAGAAATGGTCTGGGTGTCAGAAACACCTTTAAGTTTCCCAAGTTCGTTTACTGCTCCGTCGATAGCTCTTATGGCGCCACTTGTATCAACTGGCTTTCCAACCATTCTTCCTGACAGGCTGTTTAGTTTTGACTTGGCTAACGATTTTTCCCTTGCAACGCCTGACTTTAGACTATCAACGACTACAGATGGATCGTAGTCGCCGTATTTTTCGGTGAAGCGATTAACAAGCTTGGTTCTGGCATCCTGCTGTGCGGCTCTCATTGGTCCAGTACCAGCTATGACTCCTTCTGAGTAACCCTGCAGTTGATTGCCAAGTTTTGTTTTTGGAGGAACTACATCCGATGTCATAACTGGTACATCTGCCGCAGCGGCACGCTTGAGCAATTGCTGATCTGCTGGTGATATTTCGCCACGAACAGCAGTAATTCCACGCCCTATTCCCTTTGCTGCTGCGGAAAGAACCCCCTGAGCGGCAAGGTTAACTCCGGCATTTTTAGCTGCATTTTGTGCGAAATCGCCTTTCTGATTTGCGGCCTCTGCCAGTGATCCAATAGCCATGCTTCCTGCCGTTCCAACTCCTGGAACTAAATACCCGCCAATTGTTTCTCCAGCTTGCGCATAAGGGTCTGTTGGTCGATCTACTGGACGATAGACATCGTCCAAAACCTTGGGGCCACCAAGCCCCTGGCTGATTGCATTAATCAGACTTGCGCCACCCTGCAATACGTCAAATGGTATGTTTACCAGACCGCGACCAGCCTGCTCTGCAATTTGCCCTGCACTTTGACCACCAGTGAGCCAATCGCCAGCTTGTTGCATCAATGATGGTTCTTCTTTCTGCTGCTGAGGCGGAGGGTATGCTGCATAAAACTGATCTCTTGCTTCAGCCCATTTGTCACCAGCCTTAGGGGCAACAACCTCATCAAAATATTGCGCTTGAGCCTGTGCTTTCTGTTCTTCAGTTAACGCCTGATACTGTGGAGAGGCGATAACATCTTTCCATGCTTTAGCCATTAATCACCCCATAGTGAAGAAAAGTTACTGCTGGCTGCTGGCTGTGATACCTGTGCAGGTTGAGATTGCTGCCGCTGAGATTTACCAACATTAACGTTATATTGTTGGTTGTAATTGTTGGTGTATTCCTGAATCTCACGAATCGACTGCTGCATAGCCTCCGGGCTTGAATAGTCAACCTGCGGCATCCCCTGAAAATACATCTTCGCTTCTGCAACGGTGTTAATACCACTGGCACCCATGTCCCTTGCTGCCGCCACACCCTGATTCTGCATTCTGCCCTGAATACGTTGTGCTGAGTTATATAACTGGCGCTGCTCTTTTCCTGTTAATCGGCTGCGAACATCAGCACCAATTGCTGGATTACCTGCACCGCCTGTCATTCCTGTCATGAAATCGAGAGCAGAAGCGTCTGCATTTGCGATCGCGTCGATATCCTTCTTCATGGCATAGTTTTGTGCTGATGCAGACGATGTTGCAGGCGCTGCGATTGAACTGGCAGGAACGCGAACCATATTCCCCTCGTTGTCGATGCCTTCGTAGAACGCATTAGCCCCAGCGCCGTGAAGCTTCCCGCCTACCGTTACAGTTCTGCCATCTGATAACTGAACTGTACGCTCATCATTCCCAGCGATTCGTCTTGTTGACGCTCGCTGCATTGCCAAATCCTGACCTCGTCGCGCAGTAGAAGCAGATAAGTCCTGACCGCGCATCGTGATGTTCTGACCTCGTGCTGTTAGTGCCTCTCCTGCCTGATTGCTGCGGATTGTCTCTGCCAGTCTGCCTCGGTCAATCTCACGACCAGCCATCTTGTCCTGAACATTGAAGTAGTCAATCGGACCGAGAGCAGCCATCCCAAGGTGATCAACAAACTCACCAAATCCTGAAGGATTCTGCTGATACATCTGAGCAACGCTGTTAGGGTCAACACCGACGCGAGTCAGTTCCTTGGCGTTGTTTTGCAGCCATGATTGCATTGCTTCTGGAGACGATGACGCAAGGCGTGCGCCAGCCGCTAAGGTGCCGATAGAATTACGCTGCTCTTCATCAATGAATCCCATGCCTTTACGAACGGATTCAATCTGGTCTGGATATTGAGTAGCCAACTGACGCAAAGCACCGCGATCACCAGACGCATAAGCATTAGCGTATGCCTGCTGAAATTCTTTCTGCCGCTGAGCCTGCTTTTCCTGCTGAAACACCCCCGCAATACCTGAAAGGCCTTGCAAAGCAGTCAGCCCAACATTGTTAGCGCCTGAACGCTCAATATCATTGTTCTGCCTGATAAGCTGAAGCGTATTGCCGATGTCATTTACGCTCGGAGCGTTTGAGTTGACGCCGCCGATACCAGCCAACAATCCGCCGTTTGTTCCTTGCCAAGTAGCCATGATTACCCCTTAAAACAACGAGCCAAGCAATCCGATACCAGCACCAATGCCAGCGCCCCAAGGCGTTGATGTTCCCAAAAGGCTGGCAAGACCTGCACCGGCAATCGCACCAGACGTGCCACCGCTAATAGCAGTCTGAAGACTTGATGGTTTATTGGCATTAGCAGCAGCAAGTGCTGCGCTTTGCTGTGCAATGCTGCTCATGTTGTTGGCGTACGTCTGCCCGGCGTTTGCCTGACCTTGCAGCGCACCAAGCCCAACGTTTGCCAGATTGTTGTAATTGCTCATCTGGTTTGATAACCAAGACTGACCGAGTGTCGGCGCGATCGTAGCCAGTTGATTGCTTGTGGCTGTCGAACCAAGCCCTCCCGTAGCCTCCGCAGCAGCAAGACTCTGGTAACGAGCCTGACCTGCAAGGTCTTTATACTGCTGAGAGTTGTAATACTGATTAAGTGCCTGACCCTGTCCTTCTAAACTGGAAAGATTCTGAAGCTGGTTAACATACTGCTCCGCAAGCGGCGTGAAAGGAGCAAGGTTTTTCATGATCGTCTGCCACTGCTGATTTTGCAGGTCTGCGGCATACTTCTGAGCTTCTGCTGCATACTTTGCGCTTTTATCAGAGCTGCCACCTTTCCCGCCTTTTTCAGGGCAATAAGGTTCCTCGCCGCGCAGTTTTCTGCCCAGCTTAAATGCATATAACATGGCTATCTCCCGTGATTCAGGAAGTCGATTAGTTCTTCGCGTGTGGCGCTGTAAAAAGTCACGTCATCCACGCCTTTGAAGTATTTCTTGATGGTTCCTACACGCTTAAGGCCAATCATTGCGCAGTACATCTGCCCGTGGCGGAATTTGCGTGCAGCGAACGATGTGACGCACTGAACGGTGGTGTTAGTCAGAATGTATCGCCAGAACGCCAGCCCGATTTCCTTGCTGAAGCCGCGAATCTCTGGCAGGTACATGGCGTGGCAATCAAAGGTCAGCGGCTGAATCTCCTGATAGTAAACAATTCCGCCGAACTGCCCGTGCACGTTCACCTCAAAGTAACGGCATTCAGGTTTGTAGTCGTATCCATCACCGTTGTTGCTACCAGCGATAATGTCAGGGTGATTTCCGACTGCTTCGATCAGGTCGATGTTTCGCGTTGGTTTGAACTGAATCATTACTGCTCCGCGATTATCTTGATGGTTGTGGCAGTAAACGCCGCCCCATTTGACTGAATGGTTAACGTACTGCCATTTGTGGCAAGAAAGCCGTCTTTATCCACGCTGAAGAACGTAGCTAACAGGATGTTGTCGGTTGTCGTCGCCGCATTACGACTGCTGACCAGTGTGTCAGGAACAGAGCCGGAAAAGGTTAGCTGCATTGACCTGTTTGCGGTTCCGCTGGGCCACGTCCCGACAATCGACAGCTTGAAGAACAGGGTTTTGTTCTCGTTGAACACAACCATCTTGTTGTTAACGGTGTCGAAGAATGGTGCCAACGTGCCGGATGACGGCGTTAGCGTTTTCAGCAGGCTAACAAGGTTGGTCGGCGCTGACGGGATGGTTACAGATACGCCAGAGTAAACAACCTCTGACTTTTTGCGAGTAGTGGCATACTCCAGAGCATCGATGCGCGTTTCATGGTCTGAAACCTGCGATTCCAGCGACTGAACTCTGGTATCAAGCGACGCAATATCGCTTTCATTCTGCGCTATTCGTGTTTCATGTTCCTGAAGAGTTGATTCTGCCTGGCTGATTCGCTCCTCATGATTAACAAGCGTTGCTTCCGCAGCAGAAATTCGCTGCTCATGGTCAGCGAGAATCACATCCTGCTCATCGTTCCTGATCTGTGCATCATAAGCGCCTTGTCCGGCCTCGTTGGCCTTGTTCGCCACGTTACCAACATCAGTACCCTGTGCAATAACGTAAAGCAGATACGACTGCGAGAAGATATTGCGTGGAAGAACTGATGTATCGAGCCGCGTAGCCTGGACGATTACCGGCACATTGAGATTCGAATCAGCCATTACTCAATCCTTATCTGGCAGCCAGAAAGAGTGACAGGTGACTTCGTGATAACGCGCAATTTGAAGCCAACATTTTTCCTGATGCGCCCTACTCGCTTCCACAAAACACGTTTGTCGTAAACGAACGGTTCATTCTGCTCAATCATCTGCTCACGCCCGTAATTGATGCCGTCAGTGGTTGCAGAGAGGAACAGGCGGTCGGCGTACTGAGCTACGCCAGTGGATGATTCCACCTCCAGATCGAAGCATCTGGCATTATCCGCTTTGAACAACGGAGTAAACAGAAGGTGTTCCTGTTGCTTGTCGTACTGGCTGCTGATGTCGAACTGCAATTTGCCGGTAACCGATTCCAGCTTATCGCCGCACGTTATCTGATTGTCTTCGTAAATGAAGTCGATAGCGCGGTACACATCGTCATACAGGCCTGTTTTCAACACACACCAGTGCGGACCATTTGCGCTTGAAGATGCGTCGTAAACAAGAACATGGCGCGGAAGGTGGATAATCAGCAACTCATGAGCATCAAACCGCAACGATTCCATCACGCCATCAGCCAGTTCATCAGCAGTGTAGGAGCGGAGGATTTTCTCAATGCTCGCGCTGGCGATTGGTGACACCTGGCCGGATCCGATGATGTAAACAGACGGCGCACCTGTTGCCGGATTGCTGATGAACGCATACGAATCAGCGAATGGCGTTTTGCAGTAAGTCCCGGCGATGCCTTTTTGCACCATCAGTGATGGCTGTGCGACATACAAAGCTGCACCAACGGTGGTTGCACCAGTCAGGGAGAAATATTCAATCGTCGATGAACCAAAGCAGACGATGAAGTCTCGCCATGTGCCGATGCCGAGGATACCGTCCGGCTGCGATTCTGCGCGATATTGTGCGCTGTAGCGGTCAGGATGCGATTCGTCTTCAAGGTCAGTGATAAACCATGAATCGGTGCCGTCTTTTGACCACGCATAACGCCCGCGTAAGCGCGTAATGTCACGAACAGAACCTAACTCATACTGCGTGAATCCGCTGTCTGTAGGCCAGTTTGAGACTGTTTTAACCGTGCCATCATAACGATACTCGACCAGTTGGCCATTAACGCCTACAGCCTGAGATATCCGACCATGCGCCATTGATACACGACCACTTCCGGCAACATCACCGACTTCACTTTCTCCTTTGTACAGCTTGCCGCCACACACGCGATAAACAGCACTCTGCGCCATGTTGTACTCAACTCCGCGCGATACGCCGTTCACATCAGAACGTTTGGCAATGCCCGGGAATGAGCGAAGATATCCGCTGCTGTTCAGGATTTCTTTGGGTGTAGCCAACATATTCACTGGCAGATAGTCGATATAGTCGGCGTTTCTAAAGTCTTTGCCGACACCTTTCATAAGCGGAAGTTGCTGAATCGGCATTTATTCGCTCCCGTTATCGCAAGGTTCCTTTCGGTGGAAGTAATTCCAACCGTTCCACTTCGCCAACTGATTACCGCTACCAACAGGCATACGGTTTGGATAACCGGACTTACATTTAGCGGCTTTTGCTCTGTCCATTGCAGACAGTTTGACGAGTCGCTCTTTCCCGTATCTGGCAGTGGTTATAAGTTTTGCAGACGCTTCCAGCGCATAATCTGGAGCAATGCGGCAGGCAAGGTTGAAAATGACGGCATTGATAGCGTTATTTGACAAACCGTGCTCATCGCCAGGATCCGGAGCGACATCTGCATCAGCGAAAATGTAGCCAACGTTGATACCAGGTGACGCATCACCCCCAAGCCATTCAGCCATCATCATTTCAAGGTCGTTGACGCCGTCTTCCATAGACTGCGGTTCGACATCGGTTAACGTGGCATTTGATGCCACACCGAGCTTACGTAATGCCGCAAGGACTAAATCACCCTTCGTTGTCAGGTTCATCTGCTGCCGCCTTAGGTTTTCGACCAGGCTTTTTACGCTGTTTTTCTTCTGGCTCTGGCTCTGGCTCTGGCTCTGGCTCTGCAACATCCTTCAGAAGGTCATCAGGATGTGCAAACCAGCCAGCATCCAGATATTCCTGAAGCTCTTCGGCTTTCACGATTTCAAAGTCGTATCCAACGCCTTTCCATTTCTTCATGTCGCCATGACGAAAGATCATGTGTGTCATGCTTGTCTCCAGATAAAAAAGGGAGCCGAAGCTCCCTCTGGTTATCACGCAGTCTGGTTAGGCAGACCAACACCAATTGCCTCTGGTCGTACAGCACATGCTGAATACCACACAGCAATACGGCACTTACCAGACAGAGTGTTGATATCACCCTGCGTTGCGAAGATGCCGTTAACACCAATGCCTGGAATGCTGAAGGAAGAAGTTTTCATACCAGCAAACAGTTCATGGGTTACCGGGATCGGCTGAGACAGCAGGCGGATTGAGTCATCAGCCCAGAACACGTTAGCGGTGGTTGTTGCCACGTTCAGAACGTTTACCGGAGTGGTATCAGCAAGAGAGGTGTTTACGTTAGCGTAAGCCTTCTCTTCTTTTGTCAGTGACGCGTCATCCAGTGCAATCGGTTTCGGCGTGATTTCGATGTGAGTACCATCGATCACACGGGTGATTGAGAAAGTCGCATCATCAGTTAGCACGTTCTTCGCCATCTGAGACAGGAATTTCACACCGGTGAAACTGATTTTGTCGCCGCGCTTAAATCCGGTGGTGGAGGATACGGTCACCGTTGCAACACGGTTGTCGACGTTCTCTTTGTTACCATCGGTATCAAGGGTGTATGCCTGCGGCTTAAACTTCTGCGCACCAGAAACAGTTACACCAGTAGCGGTTGACTTGGTAACTGCCGGAAGTTTCGGTGAGCGAAGAATTTCATCAAAGCCAGCAATCTGACGCTGAATAGTACCGTTGCGATACGCTTCTTCAGGAACGCGCCCAAAGATGTCACCATCTACCAGGTTGCGGCCTGCTTTACGGTAATCGTCAGGGTTCAGGAAGTAACTGATGCCCATATCGCGGTTTAGCTCACGGGAGAACATCAGGCGCTCTGCATCAGACACAAAATCCCAGCCAGACAGGCCAGTAGATGGACCAATTGCGCGTGTATCGTGAACAACAAGCGAGCCCATTTCAGTTGCCTGTTTGGCAATCGCTGACTCAATGTTATTCGCCAGTTTTTTGGCGGATGCCTGGATGCGGCGACGGTAAGAACGCTCATCACGCAGGTCATCTGCACGAAGCTCGAAGAAATCGTTATCCGGATCGCCCATGTTGCATTTCACGGAGAGTTCCAGAATCCCGGTTGCGTTGCCCGTTAAATCCCAGCCAGTCTGAGTTGGCGCTTCCTGCTCAACAGGCATCCACACGGTGTTGCTTGAACGTTGCATGGATTCTGCCGGAGGGGTGTATTTTGTCACTTTGGACGCCATTGGCGTCAGGTTCTGGACGGTTTCGATGATTTCATCCAGAGCATACGTGACCAGTTGACCTTCATTTAATGCCATTATCGAATTCCTTTATTCAGTTGCGCCTTGAGCTTGCGGTATGTCTCTACATCCCCTTTGTTTGCTGCCGCTTCCATCTGCTTTTCAATCGCAGAGATATTTGCAGCAACAGCGTGTCCCTGAATGGGTTCATCAGGTAACGGGGCTTCTGAAACAGGCTTGGCTCGAGGCTTGAGAGTTAAACGTTCTGACAGTCGAGTGAGTTCAATCAGCGCGGATTGCCCGTCCATCGCCAGCAACTGGCGTGTTTTCTCAGGATTAGCACCAAGGTGATACATGAGAGCGGCGGATTTCTCCGGGAAGAGGCGCATGATGTCGGCACCGACTGCTGGCGGCACCAGTTGCATGAATGCATCCTCTTTCTCCTGATAGTCAGGGATATTGAGCTTTTCCGCTGCGTCGTAGTGCTTACGGGCTGCCTCGACGTATTGCGCTGATTGCTGGGTGAACTCCTGAGTTTTGCGGCCCTGCTCTGCTACAGCCTGGCTTCGTGCGTCCATAGCCTTGATCTGCCATTCACTGTTTGCCTGCTGGAAGGCTGCCAGTGCGCGGCTCTGGTCATAGTCGTACTTAGCCAGTGCATCTTCGGAAAGATAATCGTTAGGGTCTGGTTGTTTTGGTAACTCAGGGTTCACCCGCAGGTGCTCCGGCAACTCTCCACGCTTAACCGCTTCCATCTGCTGCTCAAGCTCACGCTGGCGTTTGCGTTCGATGCGGCGACGGGCAAATTCAGCATTAGTTGCCGGGTCTTGTTTTGGTTTCTCATCGTCTTTCAGGACAATCTCGAAGCCTTCTTCCTGACCTGCGTTGTCGTTGGCATTATCGACAACTAAGCCATCAGCAGATGCCGCTGCATGATTGCCGGGCAGGGTTAATTCTTCAGAAGCCTGAATGTCGGTGGTTTGGTCCATGGTTAACTCTCTCTTATTGAGGTGTCTCGGCTACTCCGCCGGAGGGGATTTGAACTTGACGCATAAGATTCGCGAAATCCATGCGTTGTGAATGAGTCTGGTCTGCATCTTTAAGAAGCAGCTCAGCGTTAGCACGAGCATCTTTGCTGCGCTGTTGCTGGAATTGACCTACGAGCTTGAGGTACTCACGCAGTTCTGCCTGCTTGTCGAGGTCCATATTGTTGAAGATTTCCGCAATCTTCGCGGCGTTGAGTTGGTTTTGGGCTTCAACCTTGGCGGCTTCAACCTGAATCTGCGCCTGTTGGTTCTCTGCCTTGAGCAATTCAGCCTGACCTTGCAGAAGGATACCCTGCGCCTGAATTTGCTCTGCTGATGGCTGCTGCGGCTGCTGTTGAGCCTGCTGTACCATCTCCATCTCTTCAGGTGTTTCTGGTTTCTTCAGCCCCATCATCACCAGTTGCTTGTTCGCGTACTCTCGCATCATCTCGACGCCTTTACCATCAAGCAGCGTGAAGTATTGCAGCATCAGCATCTGGAACTCTGGAGTACCTTGTGGAACCTTGGTGAGTAACTCCTGAATCTCTGCGCGGTTCTGTTCCTTCATACTCTGGAAGGATGGTCCAACGTCTGTATAGCACTCATAGCGACCGCGAATGTCGTTGAGTGTGACCACATTGCCGGACTGGTAATCTACAACTTGCGCGTAGAGTTGAACGTCTTTCTCGCTTCCGTCTTCAAGAGTCAGCGTTACATGGCGAGGAACGTCATAAATATCGTTGACCATTGAGGCATAAATCTCGCCATCACGTCGCATTGCGGTAGCCAGGTTATCCTGAAACACGTATGTCTCAAGGTCTGCCCGCATGTTCAGTTGATTGACGGTATCGAAAGCGACCTGACCATTTGCCGCCTGCGCATCAACGCCAAGACTAGCCACCTCTTTCACTGCGTTGGTGGCTGCCTCAAGCATGTAAGCGTTGGCTTGCGGCACTTCAGGGTTTTCCATGTAGGAGATTGGACCAATCGGCAGGTCGTTACCGTTTTCATCGGTCCTGTTCTGCAGATAGTACGGATAGTCATCATTTCCACCGTACATGTATTCGTAGCCTTCGATTTGCTCAGGGAAGAAGGTCGGTTTCTTCTTCGGTGAGCGAGCAACAATATCGGCGTTGAATGACATGATCATGTTACGAAGGCGTTGACCGTCTTTCGTCAGCCTTACCACGCCCTCGTAGCACTCCTTGTCACCAGCGAATGACCATTCGCCGTACACAGGAACGATTGGAATATGCTCTCCGGCTATCTTCTCGCGGTCTTTCAGTATCTGCGTGCAGGTGATGATCGACTTATACACACGCCGACGCTTCACCTTACGCTCTGCTACCTTAATGAATCCACGATTAGCCAGGTCGTCGATGACGTCTTTGATATCCTGCTGGTAATAGCTGACCGGCTCACCTGTCAGCGGGTCGCGGTAGATGAATACTTTCTCTTTCTTCTCTTCGACCTCGTAATACTCAGCGACGTAGACGACATCATTCGATACCCACGGAAACAGCCATGTGTCGTTCGGATTCTGGAAAGATGGCAGGGTGTCAGGATCAATACCGTAATCCTCTGCGAACTCTTTCCAGCCATTGCGTGACAAGGCGTTAATCACCGTGCAGTGCTTAGCGTCGCTCTTATCCATCTGCTTGCTATTGGCGTCCCATATGACGTGTGAGCAGGCTTCATGGATTGGAAGGCGTCGGATTACCTGATTGTTGCTTGTTGGGTCGTTGTCTTCGTACTGCGTGACCAGACGCCATGCGCCAACGCCAGACTCTATCTGCTCACGAACGCCAACGTTAACGGCAATCTTTGCCGTGTTATGGCGCATATCAGTACGATACATCCCCATTAACACATCGGCAGCATCAGGATTAGCGCCATCTTTTGGTCGGAAGAGAACGTCGATAGGGTTCCGGCGCATCTCTGCGACAAGCTTCCTGACCACCGGGCGGACAACATCGAATTGTCCGCGATATTGCAGGGTGGTGTAGTTTGATAGCCAGTCATCCCATTGCGACACTCGGCTAAAATACAGGTCATTTGTCGCCTCGGTTCTGGCCTCATCGCTTGCTGCCCAATCCCTGTCAAACCGAAGGAGAATGGTTCGCAATTTGTCGTCTTGGTCGGCCATTATCTACCTCTGGAAATTGGACGAATTGGAGCCGGTAATGGCTTAGTTGGTTTGTTTTTGACTACCGGGAATGCAAACGTCAGGGCTAACGCATCAGCGCGGTTTGGTGAAGGAACCCCACGGCGCTTCATGTCCTCTTTGGCCTCAAGGACGATGCGCCCATCGAGCTTAACCCTGTACTCAGGAGCAACGATTTCGTCAGCTGTTTGCTGATCATCGATACTTCCCCCTTCTTTGAGCCATGACTTCATTGAGTTCCACATCTCACCGCGCTTGTTCAGCATGCCGGGGTCTTTGGATTCACCCCCAAAGTTAACCAGCTGCCACTTCCTTCCCCACGACCTACCTATTGAGTGAATTCCGGTGCCATACCCGAAGTCTATGAACACTGCATCTGCCTTATGCTCATCCTCAAATCCTGCGACGATTTGCGCGAACTTAACGTCGTCATCTGTTTTCGGGTAGGTGCCAAGCAGGCGCGCATGAAGACCCTGGCGAAGGTAAATTGATGCCTCATCACTACCTGTGTAAGCAGGGTCAACGCCGATTATTTTGGATGCGAATGTGTAAGACCCGGGCTCAAGCGTGCGAGACATGGCCTCATCCACATATGCCTGAGGTATGAACTGGACTTCTGATGTCGATGGGAATAGACCGCGAACACGTACTTTAAAGAAGTCGCTGTCTTCACCGTAATCCTTGCGCCACTCTTCGATGAGCTCTTTGTTGGTCATCTTTGCCAGGCGGCTATCAATTTGACGTCGACGCCATCGGTGTTTGAACTTGCGGAAGCACTCTCGGAATCGACCGGTGTTACGGGTCGGGTTCCCAAATGCAAACCAGAAAGGCTCGCCGTCAGTAAGGCCGCCCTCTGCTACTTCCCAAATTTTGTCAGGAACCGCTGAGGCTTCATCGAAGATGTAGAACGGGCTTGAGTTAGCTGCATGCAGGCCAGCAAATGACTCGCTGTTCTCTTCCCGACACGTCTGGCCGTCACAGCGCCATGATTCCATGTGATCCACATGGTAGATGTTCATGTTGCCTTTGCCGTTGTTGTACTCAAACCAGTGACCAGTGATGCACCGCTTCTTCCACTTGCCCAGCTCGCCCCATGTTTTGGTGCGAAGCTGTTCAGAGGTATTGGCTGTCACGACGCCCTTGCAGAAAGGACGAGTGCTGAGGATGTACAGAATGACCCAGGCAGTTAGAGCACTTTTACCGATACCGTGACCAGAGCTGGTAGCGCAACGATAGGCTTCAACAGGTTTAACACCGTCGAAGTTATTAGTCCTGATTGCGTCTCCCCAATCTGTCAGAAACTCTTTCTGCCATTCATCGGGTCCGTCAAAGCCCTCAAGCTCACCAGTTCCCCAATCAAACGCATACATAACGAAGCCAAGCGGATCGTAAAAGAATCGCCCCATATCATCGGCAAGCATTGCCTCGAATTCTGACGACATTACTCACCTCTCGCGCGTTTTCTGGCCTCCTGAATGCGCTGAATCAGGTTAACCTCTCCGGTGTGTTCAACTTCTTGCTTATCGCGCCATTTATCCTTCTGTCGGTTCTTAAGCCAGAAGATGGCGGCTGTTGTATCAGGCGGGTAATACTTCTCAAGCGGAGTTTCGACAATTCTGTTTTCAATAACACGAATATCGATGTCTGGAGCCACGAAGCCCATAGCGCGTTGATAAAGACGATCACTAACTTCTGCATCAGCGACGGCCTTACCCTTTTTTATGGACTCCGAAAACTTAGGATAATCAAGCTTCCACTTGTTAATAGTTGACTCACTGACTTCAAAGAAATCAGCAAGTTCTGCATCGGTGTAGCCCAGCAAGCACAGTTTGCGTGCCTGTTCGGCATACGCCTCTTGATACTTTGTTGGGCGCGCCATGTTTATGCTCCGGTAGTGAACAGGTCTAACGCTTCCTTAGATTTACGCACCGCTTCGATAGTGCGGGTCGTGATATCTGAATTAGCGCCGCCTGACTGGAAGTGAATTTTGAATAGCTCAAGCTTAAGCTCGTCAGTGCCAATGAACTGAAATGCTTCCTCTGCAGCTGCGTTCTGGTTCATGACCAGTTTGTAAATCTCTAACTGGAATTTCTGTTCTTCAGTCATGGGAATAATCTCTGCCATTGTTGGCTCCGTTTATCCGTTGAAAGGGATATCAGTTAAGTTATCCCGTGTATGGTATAAGCCATTGTCGAGACCATTCATTGAATGGCCTCTGCAATAACCGATGTCTTTCCATCAGTCCGCCACCACAAAGAATCTTTTTTGCCATAAGGCAGGAGGTTCATCTTTCAGTGGCTGCCAGTGTTATTTCCCCACTTACTGGCTTGGGTTGCTTCGTGGTACTGCCGTAACTGGTGGTGCACAGATTTAGTTAAATCTGTTCTCGCCTGAACTATCTTTTACATACCCGGATTGTGGGGATGTAAATCACGGTTTCATTATCAAGCCCACCCGTAGATGGGCTTTGGAATGGTCACTTTGGCAGTCCGGGGATCGATATTTGCGCCTGCTGCTCAAGCCTTTTGATTCTTGCTATGAGTTGCGGTTTTTTGATCCTGCCCCAGCGGTTCAGCAAGCGTCCTGACATACTGGCAACATCCTTTTCCTTCATGAACTCCAGCATTAACTCGTTGTGCTCTCTTTGGTATGAGTGAGCCATCTCCATCAGCCTGTCACGCATCCAATTAAATGCTTTGATAAACGCCTCTTTGATGGCGGCAGCTTTTTTGCCGGTAAACGACATGATGATGTACATCGCACCGTCTTTGGAAATTTCATATTCAACATACTGATTACCCTTGTGTTCATAGGTAACCCGCGAAAAGTTGCTGGTTAGAAATTCATCCGAACAGTCTAGCTTTTCGATTTTCTGAATGATGTGGTGATGCTGCTTGTCGAAGTAAGCTGCTACCTTGCGGGAGGTTGTGATCACGCGATCACCAGAAACAACCACCATGTCCCGGAAATCGAGATTAGCCAATTGATGATTCATAGCGTCTTTACCTTTTAGAAAGTGAGCCTGTCTCACAGAAAAGCCGCCCGAGAGAGGTCGCCACCTATAACGGCATTTCTCAGGCTCGCTTACTGAAAGGCTCTCGTTAATATGCGCGTGAGATGCGCGGTGAAATTCAGATGTAAAAAAGCCCCGCGAATGCGAGGCAAAATCCTGGTATTTGTAATGAACTGGCTCTTGTCTCAACGCAGCCCCTTACCGCGCGCCATATGCTTAAATTCAAGCATCAGCAATGAGATGTTTAATCTGGATTCGCTCCAGAAGTAAGCACCACCCTGTCTACAGAGCCAGATGTGAAGGATGATGAGTAAAATTATCGCTATCATCGAAGGCATTGCGTCCTGATGTATTCCTGAAGCGTTCTCAGTGCTGTTTGGTCGCGGATAATTCCGTCCCGGATACCGAGAACGTTTCGTCCAGCAACTGGAGAGAGTTCGACGGTGGCATCATTGCCCATGCCGGAGGCGCTGGAGGTTTCGGCTGAGGATGGCACAGGGCATTTTCCTTTGACGAGCACCCTGCCACCATTATCAAGCTTGCGCCGAAGAGCATCATTTTCAGCTTTCGCATCAGCTAACTCCTTCGTGTATTTAGCATCGAGTGCATCAGCAGCACGCTGGCGCTGCTGCATGTCAGTAATGGTGGCGGTCGCCTGCTTCAGCTCACTGACTTTTTTATCACGCTGTTCTTTATAGGCGATGGCGTTATCACGGTAGTGATTAACAGCCCATGACAGGCAAACGATGATGCAGATAATCAGAGCGGAGATAATCGCGGTTAACCTGCTCATACCTCAATCTCTCTGACCGTTCCGCCAGCCTCTTTGAATTTTGCAATCAGGCTGTCAGCCTTATGCTCGAACTGACCATAACCAGCGCCCGGCAGTGAAGCCCAGATATTGCTGCAACGGTCGATTGCCTGACGAATATCACCGCGATCAATCATCGGCAAAGCGCCACGCTCCTTAATCTGCTGCAATGCTACAGCGTCCTGACTTTTCGGAGAGAAGTCTTTCAGGCCAAGCTGCTTGCGGTAGGCATCCCACCAACGGGAAAGAAGCTGGTAGCGTCCGGCGGCTGTTGATTTGAGTTTGGGGTTTAGCGTGACAAGTTTGCGAGGGTGATCGGAGTAATCAGTGAATAGCTCTCCGCCAACAATGACGTCATAACCATGATTTCTGGTTTTCTGTCGTCCGTTATCAGTTCCCTCTGACCACGCCAGCATATCGAGGAACGCCTTACGTTGATTATTGATTTCCACCATCTTCTACTCCGGCTTTTTTAGCAGCGAAGCGTTTGATAAGCGAACCAATCGAGTCAGTACCGATGTAGCCGATGAACACGCTCGTTATATAAGCGAGATTGCTACTTAGTCCGGCGAAGTCGAGAAGGTCACGAATGAACCAGGCGATAATGGCGCACATCGTTGCGTCGATTACTGTTTTTGTAAACGCACCGCCATTATATCTGCCGCGAAGGTACGCCATTGCAAACGCAAGGATTGCCCCGATGCCTTGTTCCTTTGCCGCGAGAATGGCGGCTAACAGGTCATGTTTTTCTGGCATCTTCATGTCTTACCCCCAATAAGGGGATTTGCTCTATTTAATTAGGAATAAGGTCGATTACTGATAGAACAAATCCAGGCTACTGTGTTTAGTAATCAGATTTGTTCGTGACCGATATGCACGGGCAAAACGGCATGAGGTTGTTAGCGCGACCTCCTTCCACCCGCTTTCACGAAGATCATATGTAGAAGTCCGCAGCATAACTATCACTGATGAGTTCAGGATAGCCAGTGGCTACGGCTCAGTTTGGATTGTGGCGACCGGTGCTGATCTCCGGTTTGCTGCAACTGCCTACAGCGGGCTACGTGGCCACACCGAATCCAGCGAAAGATTCTTGCCCTTACACATCAGCCTGTGCATTCACCACAACGATAAGAGAACTGCGCGGCACCTTTCACCAATTCCGCGAGGTCTGCGGGTTCAATGCTCTTACCTGTTGTGCAAATAAAAAAGCCACCGTTGCAACTTAAGAGTCACTAACGGCAGCTTACCCTCTAATTATGGCTAAATGGCTAATTGCATGTCAAGGCTTTTAACAGCAACATGCTTAACTTTCTCAACACGTTTACGCATTTTGAAAGCATTTTGCATTGGCTGGTATAAAACAAATAATGACGCTTTCAGGATGTCGTCAATTTCGTTTCTACAGGTTGCCAGTGAAGGTTTTCTCCATCCCTCGCCACCACGTCCACACATCTTGCGTGGCTTTGCAGTCGCGTGATAGTAGGATGCAATTGCTCGCTTAGATGAACCATGAGCGTAGTAGCTGAGGAGGATGCCAAAGGCTTTCTTGTCAATGTACATGACGGAATCGACGACCTGAGAAATCAACATTCCATCATCATCATTACACATTGGCCTTGTCATAATTCTTCCCGGCTCTACGCTCTCCATGAACTTCGCTATTACGCTGCTCATGCGCTTTTCCAGACGACCTGAATAAACCCATGCGCCCCACAGTTCAAGCCAGCCATTCAGCCACTCGTGCTGCTCTTTGGTGAGGTTTAGTTCTCTTATGCCCACGCGCCTTCTCCCTGTACCTGAATCAATGTGAGGTTTCCGCAGAACACTGCGCCGGTATCGATATACATCTGGTTGGCAAACTTGAGTGGTTTCACTGCTGGCGTATGACCAAAGATGAACGTGTCCGCTCCTTTGATTTCTTTCACGATCCCGTCTTGTGAGTTGCTGATTCGTTCGCGGTTCCAGATTACCTGCTGATGATCAACTGGCTTTCCAAATTCGTATTCGTCACAAGGATAATCGGCGTGGCAGATGACATATTTTTTACCTTCGCTCGCCAGTTCGATGATTAACGGAAGTTCATCTGCTTTATGGGCAAGAGCTTTAGCCAGAATTTCTTTGTCGTAATCGAGATTAAAGAACCAGCCACCGCCATTAAACAGCCAGTGATTGACGTTTCCACGCTCTGATAAGCCATCAATCATCATTTGCTCATGGTTTCCACGTACAGCTCTGAACCAGGGGAATGTGATTAATTCCAGGCATTCGACGTTCTCTGTACCGCGATCAACCAAATCGCCAACCGAGATAAGCAGGTCTTTTTTGGTGTCGAATCCTATCGTCTCCAGTTTTTTCATCAGGTTCGTGTAGCATCCGTGCAGATCGCCAACTACCCAAATATTTCGGTATTTGCTGCCATCAATTCTTTCGTAATAGCGCATCTCTTTCACTCCATCCGCGATGAACCATGAGAACGTCGTTGACGATGGCGTGCATTTTCCCGTCTTTATCATCAACGTATTTTCTGACCGTACCGCGACTACATTTCAGTCTGCGTGCTACTTCTGTCTGGTTTCCGTATGCTTCAACGAGCATGTCTGGAATGGTTTTTACTGAGAACGTCATGCGGCCTCACTTCTGCTATTTCGCAGGTCTTTGAGTTTCTGTTGGTACTCTGCCTTGATCGCCTTGCACTCTTCGATAGTCCAGCGATGGCGGTTATGGTTTGATTCGATTTCGTCTACTGCTTCCTGCCCGATGCGGCTAATCAGTTCGACGCGATACGGAACGAGATTTCCGCTTTTGTGCTGGTTGCACACCACGCATTGCTTGTGAATATTGCGTTCATCAAATCGGAGTTGAGGCGCCGCAGCAGTTGTCCGGTAATGCCCGGCATCCCACTGAGCAGACGTGAGCGTTCCGCACGAGATACATGGTAAGTCGCGGTCTCTTTCTCTGATGAAGGCGTTTACGGCTTGTTGGGCTTGTTTAATCCAGTAACTGCGGGGCTTTAAGGCGAGTTTTCGAATCTTAAGTTTATCTTTCTGTTTCTGCTCCTCTCGTCGTCGTTTCTTCTCTGCTGCTTTTTCCGCTTTTTCGCGTTCTTTACTTCGTCGTTCGAGTGCTAATTGAGTTCCGTGTTCCGGGCAGCACCACCACTGATTTGAGAATGCCGGGTGAAACCATTCCTTGCATATTTTGCATTTCCTTCGCGCTGGTTTAGCCATTATCTTCTTCCTCGTACATTGAGCTATTCGGATCGCTCATCAGTTCTGCGCAGCAGTGCTCACACACGTGAACTTCCAGCACATGCAGCTTCTGACCGCAGTTAGCGCACGTTAAAGCCCGCTCGACGCTTTCTTTCTGGTATTGAATGGATTGGGATTGGCTAAGCATTATTAGCGACCTGCATCATGAGAAAGACAATCATGGCAGCGCGGAGTGGATTGTCATATGCGACACCAACATTCGGTCCGGCATCATCAAACAAGTCCCTTGCGTTGTCTGTAGCGCACGGCATTGAGGGATTGTCTAAAATTATGCTGATGTTGTTTTCAGTGATAATCGGCAATGCGTCTGCTGGGTTTGCGCATGGGTTAAAGGAACCGCGCTCAACTTCTACTTCAACTGCGTCTCCGTTTACAATGTCTCCCTCAAATGAGACAAACACCATCGCGCCATTCTCACCTTCTTTGTAATCCGGTGATCCGTTATGAATGGCTTCGAATACCGCCACGTTAATTTCAAAATCACTTAACTGTGAATAATCCATTGTCATTTCCTCGCACGATTTCTTAGCCACCGGATATCCCACAGGTGAGCTGTGTAATTGAAGGTTTTTACGTCAGATTCTTTTGGGATTGGCTTGCGTTTATTTCTGGAGCGTTTCGTTGGAAGGTATTTGCAGTTTTCACAGATGATGTCGGTGAAACTTCGTCGCTGTCGTCTCATTCGTACCTCCTGTCGGTAAATCTGACACCCTGACCAATAGCCCATGCTGTCGTGTACTCAATCAGACTTGCCATACGCTTCACACTCATCTGCGCGCTGCTTTCGCGAATGTTGACGTATTCGCCTTCAAGGCCGGGCAAAACATCAGCTTCCTGCTTTGTTGCCACTGCATGACCGCTTATCAACAAAACCTTCCATTGTTCTGGTTTTAACCATTTGCCGCACCATTGAACCTGACTTGCGATATCCGCCAGCATCGCGTGAAATTTTGCGTTCTGGTCAAGGTTGCGCTTGTAGTCAGTAATGCGGATGGTAACTGGCTTGTCTTTATCGAGTGGTGTTGCGAGGATGGCGGTGATTGCGGCTTGCTGTTGTTGCTTACTCCTGAGGAAAATTGTCTGTTTCATGGAATTCCTCAATATGTGTAAAGGCTATATCCGTTTTTATTTGTCCTGGTGCCATAGCCATATAGGCTCCAGTCATCCTGTTTTCTCTCACCAAAAATATGCTTGCGGTATTCTTCCTGCTGGCGTCTCCATATTTCCATCATGTCTGGCTGGTTCTTTTCTCGCATTTTTCGAATCTGCTCAAGGATGAACTCTATTTGCTGCTGATTTGTCATGCTCACTCCTTTACTTTAAATCCAGACTCCGAATAATTCTGTTGCGCTGAAACTCATTGTTGAGTTTGGACAACCGTCGAAGAACACGGTCACGCGGATAGCGTCGTGCAGCAGGTGAATGCTCATACAACTCATCAATCGGCAAACTGGACGATGAACGATACCGATACCAACGCACCAACTCTTCACGAAAATTAGCCCTGACAAGCTCAGCTATCGTACTCATTTCTTAAAGCCTCCAATTCCCTCTCCCCCAAATAAAAAGGCCTGCGATTACCAGCAGGCCTGTTATTAGCTCAGTGATGTAGATGGTCATTGCCTTACCTCCATAAGCGCCCTATTAATAAACGCCGTCATTGGATTTGCACATCCCCACCCCGTACCATCTGGATTTCTTTTAATTGGCTCCTTCTTCACTTTGCGTTTTGCATAAATAACCGTCTTCCACTTACGCTCAACAACACTCAAATACCCTTGTTTCACCATATGCCTTGCTGCTTGAGCGATTCTGTTATTTGGTATTCCGGTAATCAGAGCTAATTCATGTGGGGAGAATTGTTCATGAGTTTTCAGATATTCCAGGATGATTTCTTTTCCAGTCACGATCTGCTCCTGTAACTATCCCATGTAAACGCAAGGGTGCATCCGCCGCCATCATTCATCCTGTCAATAACACGCTCACCAATGAATGCAGACAGTTCATCTTTGCTCTGGTTGCTAATCAGGATTGTTGGCTTCATGCGCTCGTAGCGGGTGTTGATGATTTCGAACATGATCATCTTTTCCGCCTCGCTTCCAAACTGCACACCAACCTCATCGATAATTAGCAGGTCAGGTTTAGTGAACTGTCGGATCACTTCATCCTCTGTGCGGGTGGAGTTTTTCGACCATGTTGATTTATATTCTCTGGCAATTTTCAGCGCCGTTGTGAAAATAGCTGAGCTTTGATGTTCCGTAATTGCGTGCCGGGCGATAGCCAGTGCAAGATGATTCTTTCCAGTACCAGGCTTTCCACACATAACCAGCCCACCGCCTTTCTGTAACCTCTCAGGCCATTTGCTGGCGTATGCCTGACACACCCTGAGCACTCTCTTTGCATCGTCGTTGACTGGCTCGTAGTTCTGTAGTGTGCAACCCTTGAATCGTTCAGGAATATCAAGATTATTCAACAGAAACTCGACATTGCGCTTACGTGATTCCTCGTCGCTTTTAATCTTCTCCGCCTGTAGCCGAATAAGCTCATCTCTCATGCATTCCGGGCATTCGCTAGGTCTTGAGGCAAGCTTAATTGGCCCAGTCGAGTAACGGTTACGCTGCTCAAACTCACCATGTTTTTCACAGATGCCAGTGCCAATTTCTACAGCTGTATGCTCGATAGCAATTGGCGGAGAACTCAATTCTGCAAGTTTTTTCTCCAGTTGGGAGATCTTTTCATCCAGCGTCATGTTCACTCCTGCGCCCATGAAGGCATTTCAGTTTGCCCGTAATCTTTGGCGGCAAAGTTTTCCTGCATAGCTCGCTGCTGCGGCCTCGGTTGAGATTTCCCCTTTGGAGTCTTGGGCTCAAAAATCCCCTGCCAACCACTGGCGATGCTCTGGTTTATAATTTCTTCAGGTGTATATCCCTTCTCCAGACTTCTGCTTAGAACGTTGATAGCCTGAGTAACACTTTGCTTAGACTTGATCGACTTACCTATCTCCTTGCGATATGTAACCCACGACAACCATGTTTCTGCTGATAACCAATCAGGCAACTCTGTTTCTAGCGGGTCGAACTTCTGAGAAACTTTTTTGGGGGATATAGGGGGTTTATTAATATTTTCTTTTGTCTTTAAAGAATGTCTTTTGTGTGTCTCTAACTTCGAGACATTGAGTGTCTCTAATTTGGAGACATTTTTTGTCTCTAACTTCGAGACAAAGTTGCTAACTTGGAGACACTTGCTGAATTGCCACGCAGATACCTCAATGTTTACACCGATTTGATTTCCATCCATAAACAGGCAATTCATTGAAATCAGTTCTTTTTTAGCCTTGTTAACATTCTGCCTTGACAGTCCTGTTAACTGAGCAATTTGCTCATCGGCTATTCGATCTGTTTTCTTATTGAATCCATATGTTTTCCGGACGTAGGCCAGCATAACTTTCAACTGGCGAGCGGTTAAATCGGCACTTGCGATAGCTTCCAGCAGCTCGTTAGCGAATCTGGTGTAACCATCATCGATATCAGCCACTCTTCGCTCCTGTTCAACAGGTTCACTCTTCGGCAGGTAAAATACTTCAGCAAGGCTCATTTCCAACCTCCGCATCAAAGCATTGGGCTTCAAGAGACTTAACCATCACCACACTGCCATCTGTATTAATAACTATCGATGAGTTATATTTGCTTATCAGTTGCTTCGCGTAATCAATTCCGGCGCGAATAAGGAAATTTTTCACCGCAGGAAGATGACCAACTACACTACCCAGACCTTGCTCTATAAGCTCCTCATTAAGATCAAGCTCATTTTCATGGCGAAAAGAAATGAATGAGTCGTAAATTGCGTATTCTGCCGTCTCGCCATTTCTTTCAGGGCCAACCAGCGCCCTTATTTCATTTAGAGATTCAGAAAGATCATTATCTTCAAGCTTGAAAAACTCTCGATTATCACTAAGCCTCTCTTTTGCAAAGGCTTTATGAATGAGTTTTTCATCTGATGCGGGATTATTTGAATGAAAGGCTGCTATCACCTTAAATGGCTTAGGAACGCCAGTAGAGGCTGAAATTTCTTTAGCCCTAACTTCTGGTGAATGCTTAGTCATCCCAATCTTATAAATTCCTGGCATGCACTCATTCGAAAGCACATAAACAAAGCCATTTGATTTAAAATCATCTGGCACCTTCATGCTCTTCAGAACCTGGAATTTGTCATTTTCGTATGTCATAATTACTCCTGTGGATTGATCCAGTCTTTCTACATCAGGCCTCGAAGAATTCGCCGTTCTTCGGGGCTTTTTCTTTTGTCAGCATTCTGGCTACTTTCTTAGCCAGTTCCGCCAACTCCTCGTCTTCAACACCCCATTCAAGAACAGCCAGAAGCATTCCCATTTTGGGGATGAAGCTGTCTTTCCATCGCGAAATTTGCGATTCATTAATCCCTAACGCGTCGGCAACCTTTCGCTGACCACGTACAGCAATTCGATTCAGGATGTTGCTTGTAATTGCATTCGCTTTCTTGCGAGTACTTGTAAGTTGCATATGTAAGTATTTCCTTAGATAACAATTGATTGAATGTATGCAAATAAATGCATACACCATAGGTGTGGTTTAATTTGATGCCCTTTTTCAGGGCTGGGATGTGTAAGAGCGGGAATGTCTTAAGCGGCTTTGTGTTCCGGCGGGAACACGTCATCAAGACTGACTTTTGCGCCTAACTTGTTTAGGCACTCAACAAGAGCACGGCATGTTTTAAGGTCTGGGAAGCGACGACCAGATTCCCAATGTCCGATAGCTCCCTGTGTGCATCCAACTGCCTTAGCAAGTGTTGTTTGAGAGATATTCAGTGACTCTCGATATTTTCGTAGGTTGCTCATATGCCCTCCATAGTAACCATGAAACAATAATACGATATGTACTTTTAGAATGCAAACAAAAAATACATCTTGTGCATGGATGGTTTTAGTACAGAGCGTAATAATAAGGGTATGAAAATGAAATGGTATGAACTGGCTAGATCCAGAATGAAAGAGCTCGGCATAACTCAAGAGAAGTTAGCTGAAGAGCTTGGTATGACGCAGGGTGGAATTGGTCACTGGTTGCGCGGATCTCGTCATCCATCTCTTGACGAGATTGGTGTGGTGTTTAAATACCTTGGTATTGATAACGTCTCATTCAACCACGACGGTACATTTTCACCTGTTGGCGAATACTCATCTGCCCCCGTTAAAAAACAATATGAGTACCCTGTTTTTTCTCATGTTCAGGCCGGGATGTTCTCGCCTGAGCTTAGAACCTTTACCAAAGGTGATGCGGAGAGATGGGTCAGCACAACCAAAAAAGCCAGTGATTGTGCGTTCTGGCTTGAAGTTGAAGGTAATTCCATGACCGCACCAACAGGATCCAAGCCAAGCTTTCCTGACGGGATGTTAATTCTCGTTGACCCTGAGCAGGCTGTTGAGCCAGGTGATTTCTGCATAGCCAGACTTGGTGGTGACGAGTTTACCTTCAAGAAACTGATCAGGGATAGCGGTCAGGTGTTCCTACAACCACTAAACCCGCAATATCCAATGATCCCATGCAATGATAGCTGTTCCGTTGTAGGGAAAGTTATCGCCAGCCAGTGGCCAGAAGAGACGTTTGGGTGATAGGAATGGATGTTAAGGATTAAGAATGTCAGCGATTGATCAACCTGCGCAATATGTTATCAAGTCAGAAGACGACTTTGTATCTTTTGTAACAGAAATGCTCGGAAGGAAGGACATCGACTCAAGCGACTTCACATTCCCTAACGTAGTTTTCAGTGGATGGCCAAAGATCAATATTAATGTAAAAGGCGATCCAAATAGATATAATTCTTCATTGACTGCGTCAATGCTTTTTGGTATGGCAGAGCTTACGCATGAAATACAAAAAGCATTTACGGTAGTCAGTCACAGCACTCATAATCGGCAGAAGCTAAAAGATGCAGAGAAAGGTTTGCTGGATATTGTCTACCGAATAAGCGAAGGCTCAAGCCAAGCGGATGGTGACTCAGATCCGATTGTAAACGGAGTGGTGACAGTGTTTACTCAAGCGATAGGCAAAATGACAGGAAGGCAAGCACTATGCGCCGTCGCCGCTATCGTCTTAGCTGCCAGCACGGTAGGCTATAAGTGGATCAATGAGTACTACGAAACACAGCGACATGACCAAGATTCTCAGGTGCAATTGGTGGAAAAAAGCACCAAAGCGGTAAACGAAGCACAAGACAATGTGCTCAAGTTGTTGATTAGCGGTCAAACAAACATTAGCAGAGAGGTTCTGGCTCACGGCGAGGATGGTAAAAGCAAGTTGCTTAAAAAGCTTGCTCAAGACTCGTCAGTTGAGAGGGTAACAATTGGTCAGAGAGTGGTAAATAGAGAACAGTTGAATACCTTAAACCAAAGACAATCAATTGATCGAAAAAAGGAAACTAGAAGAGATAACTTTTATGTCACGGGCGTTCGTCGCTCGGGAGAAACAAATCAGGACATAAATATTGACGTCATAAGGGTTTCAAATGGTGAATCTTTCACCATAAAAACCTCAGCCGACATAACATCTACTGATGAGCTTCTTGAGTTTTTGAATGCTGTAGCCAAAGAGTCAACTGTTGAAATTTCATACCTAGAGGTTGTAGAAAATGGGCACATTTCAACAGGGCAATTGATAAATATATTCCCCAGCGAACCAGAGTGATGCACTCCAAACCCGGCCTCAGCGCCGGGTTTTCTTTTTCCAAAATATAAACCCATTAAATACAAAGCGTTATAAAAAACTAATTATATTTAGAACATTTTGTATTGACTCGATAAAGTACAAATCGTACTATTTAGCCATCAGCAGGACGCACTGACCACCATTGAAGGTGAGGCTCTTAAAAATTTAGCCCTGAAGAAGGGCAGCATTCAAAGCAGAAGGCTTTGGGATTGGATGAATGAGCAGGCTGATGCTCGACCAATGTATAAACAGCGCTCATGGCAAGCAGTAACCAATCTGCGCCTCAAGACAGCGTCACTGGTAGTGCGGGCGCTCTAACCAGTAAGCCGGGGTTCAGCGCCGGCCATCCAATCACCAAAGCTAACTGACAGGAGAATCCAGATGGATGCACAAACACGCCGCCGCGAACGTCGCGCAGAGAAACAGGCTCAATGGAAAGCAGCAAATCCCCTGTTGGTTGGGGTAAGCGCAAAACCAGTTAACCGCCCTATTCTCTCGCTGAATCGCAAACCGAAATCACGAGTAGAAAGCGCACTGAATCCGATAGACCTTACAGTGCTGGCTGAATACCACGAACAGATTGAAAGCAACCTGCAACGTATTGAGCGCAAGAATCATCGAGTTTGGTATAGCAAGCCACGCAGTGAAATGGGTGTGACTTGTGTTGGTCGCCAGAAAATGAAATTAGGCAGCAAACCACTTATTTGAGGTGAGATATGGAAGAAGAATTTGAAGAGTTCGAAGAGCATCCGCAGGATGTGATGGAGCAATACCAGGACTATCCTTATGACTACGACTATTGATAAAAATCAATGGTGTGGACAATTCAAGCGATGCAATGGATGCAAACTGCAATCGGAATGCATGGTTAAGCCTGAAGAAATGCTTCCTGTAATGGAGGATGGGAAGTATGTCGATAAATGGGCAATACGAACTACGGCAATGATTGCCAGAGAACTTGGTAAACAGAATAACAAGGCTGCCTGACGGTGGCCTTTATTTTTGGCATAACAACAGAGGCTAACATGGAATTTAAAGGTACTAGGAAAAATTGGCGAGAAGCCAATTTTGCAGGCTTAATTTTATTTTCACACCCGGGAATGGCCCTATCCGGTAAAGAAACAGAAGAGGCCGTAGCAAATGGAAGGTTGGCTATGGCTGCACCGGATTTACTTGAAGCACTTCAGTTATTACTTAAGCAAGCCGAAAATAGAACAACGACAACATATCCAGAATGGTATGGAGCTGTTAATAAGGCTCGCGAAGCTATCAAAAAAGCCCTAGGTGATGAGTAATGAATAAGAGATACATCGTTGAAGTTATAGAGCGAGAAACAAAAGAAGTAATTAAACATTTCGAATTTGATAATTATAGAAAAGCTGACCGAGTAGAAGAAGGATTGTTGCGACAAAGTAATCTCGAAAAATTTGATGTTGTCATGCGATGCGAATAAGCGCCTATAGCAGATTTACGAGTCTGCTATGTGAGCAATGTCGCTCGTAACTAAACAGGAGCCGACTTGTTCTGATTATTGGAAATCTTCTTTGCCCTCCAATGTGAGGGCAATTTTTTTGATGGAGGATATATGAGTGAAGTAACAGATTTAGTTGTTATTGAAAAAGCAAATGCAATGACTGTATTTCAGTCTGCCGACCAGATTGAAGAAATCCTTCAAAAGGTTGAACGTGAAGTTATGTCCTTTGTGCCTGATATCACAACGGCAAAGGGCAGAAAGGAGATCGCTTCTCTGGCGTATAAAGTTGCGCAGACGAAAACATATCTCGATGGTCTTGGCAAAGACCTTGTTGCTGAACTGAAGGAAATTCCAAAGCTAATTGATGCCAACCGCAAGACAGTGCGCGATCGCCTTGATGAACTGAAAGCCAAGGCACGCCAGCCTCTTACTGATTATGAGGAGGAACAGGCGCGGATTAAAGCCGAAGAAGAAGCTAAGGCAGCAGCTGAAGCTCTCGCAAAGCAAATTGAGTCTGACCATGAAATAGCTATTTTGATGGATCGCGAATTTGACCGCCAAAGAGAAGAGGCAAGACTCAAAGCGGAGCAGGAAAAGCGAGAGCATGAAGAACGATTAAAAAGAGAAGCTGAAGAGAAAGCCAGAGCAGAAGCCGAAGCAAAGGCAAAAGCCGAAATTGAAGCAGCAGCAAGGCGAGAAGCAGAAGCTAAGGCCGCAGCGGAACGTGCAGAGCGTGAACGCATTGAAGCCGAGCAACGAGCACAGCGCGAAGCAAAAGAGGCAGCAGAACGAGCTGAAAGAGAAAAGCAGGCAGCAATTGAAGCAGAACGCAGAAAAGCACAGGAGGAGGCTGAACGAATCCGTCGCGAGGCTGAAGCAAAAGAGCAAGCCAGAATAGCAGAAGAAAAAAGAATCAAGGACGAAGAAGAGCGTAGAGCAAAGGATAAAGCTCACCGGAAAGAAGTAAATAACAAAATACTTGCTGACCTTATCAAGGTTGGCGCATCAGAAGATGTTGCTAAAAATATCATAACAGCCATCGTAAAAGGCGAAGTATTCGCAACAAAAATAACCTACTAATAAAACCAACATAAGGAACCACCCATGATTTACGCAATCGCGGGAGGCGCTCGCATGGGTGCCTTCCAACTAAATGAATCTTTACTTGAACGAATCACCCGTAAATTACGTGACGGATGGAAAAGAGTTGAGGTCTTATTATGCGCAATGAAATAGCCATCAATCACCAGATGCTTCGTGCAGCACAGAACAAAGCAGTAATAGCCAGATTTATTGGTAATTCAAAAATGTGGATTGAAGCAAATAAAGCGATGAAATCAGCTATCAACCTTCCGTGGTATCGCAGGAAATGAGTTTTACAGATAACTGGTCAGACGAAGAATTCATTCGTCAGATGAAAGAATTAATCGGTAACGAAGGAGATATTCATGTCACTTGCAACCACAGTGAAGGAGAGCAAGTTACAGAGACGCATGTACACGCAGAAAGCTCTCTGGTATCGCCATAATGGCGACCGCGAAGGAATGCGGGTATGCCTTAATTTGTCCCGAGTCGAAGTATTAAATCAGCGTTATTTCCTTGGGCCGTGTCCATTCTGAGGTGAATTATGGATTTGAACAAATTCGATGAGCCATTCAGCCCTGAAGATATCGAATGGCGAATACAGCAAAGCGGTAAAACACGCGATGGCAAGGTGTGGGCTATGGTGCTGGCTTATGTCACGAACCGGGCAATCATGAAGCGCCTGGACGATGTTTGCGGCAAAGCAGGATGGCGCAATGAATACCGCGATATTCCCAACAACGGCGGAGTTGAATGCGGCATATCAATCAAGATTGATTCCGAATGGGTAACCAAATGGGATGCTGCTGAAAACACGCAGGTAGAAGCCGTCAAAGGCGGTCGTTCCGGTGCAATGAAGCGCGCTGCCGTTCAGTGGGGAATCGGTCGGTATCTGTATAACCTTGAGGAAGGTTTTGCACAAACATCTCTCGATAAAAAGCAGGGATGGCACAGGGCAAAACTCAAGGATGGAACAGGATTTTACTGGCTCCCTCCATCGCTGCCAGGCTGGGCAATCCCAGCATCAGATAACAAACCATCACCAGAAAATACCAACCAGAAATCTCCATCGGTTGACTGCGAGCAAATCCTGAAAGACTTCAGCGATTATGTGTCAACAGAAACTGACAAGAAAAAACTCATCGAGCGTTATCAGCGTGACTGGCAATTAATGGCTGGCAACGAGGAAGCGCAGGCTAAATGCGTTCAGGTAATGAACATCAGAGTTAACGAACTAAAACAGGCGGCATAAATGGCAAGCAGAGGCGTAAATAAGGTGATTATCCTTGGTCGGGTAGGACAAGACCCGGAAGTTCGATACTCACCATCAGGAACAGCGTTCGCTAACCTGACAATAGCCACGTCAGAACAATGGCGAGATAAAAATACTGGCGAGCAAAAGGAATTGACTGAATGGCATCGTGTTGCTGTATCCGGGAAACTGGCTGAGGTCGTGGGGCAGTATGTGAAAAAAGGTGATCAGATTTATTTCGAGGGAATGCTGAGAACCAGAAAGTGGAAAGACCAGTCAGGACAAGACCGTTACACAACCGAGGTTCATGTCGGAATTAATGGCGTGATGCAAATGCTTGGCGGCATTGGCGACAGCAAACAACAAGCAGCCAGCAGGCAATCACAGAAGCCACAGCAGCAATCATCACCAGCACAACACAACGAACCACCTATGGATTTTGACGACGATATACCCTTTGCACCAGTAACTCTCCCCTTCCCTCGTCACGCTATTCACGCAATTTAATCAGGAGAAAATCATGCCAGCGCCTCTGTATTGTGCGGATGACGCGCGCCGCTGTTCCGGCAATTCCGTATCGGAGGTGCTGGATAAATTCAGGAAAAACTACGACCGGATAATGTCGCTACCGCAGGAAACGAAAGAGGAAAAGGAGTTTCGCCACTGCATATGGCTTGCAGAGAAAGAAGAACGCGAGCGAATTTACCAGACATCAATCCGACCATTCCGCAAAGCCACATATACCCACTTCCCTGAATATATCGACCCGCGCCTGCGTAATTACCGCTCACGCTATGGCGCTATCAGTAATGACTGAGGAATTTACCATGAGAGGACTTGCATACAATCCCAGCATTCTTCCGGCAGAAATGATTATTCGCCAACGCGTAAAGCCAATGCCATCGAGAGAGGAATTGCTTAAGAGAAATTCTTTTCCGTCAGTGAATCAAAACAAATATCTGAATGCGATGTGGCGCAAAGGAGGCAACCAGTGAGTAATTCAGCACGACTACAGCTTGGTTTTTCACCGCTATCAAAAACTATCATGCTGGCAAAAATGCGCGATGTTGAAGGTGGACGTATGCGCGTTGGCAATGATCCAGGTCGTGATGTTACCAATGAGGCTGCTCAATTGGTGTGGCGACTGGTCATGGCTGAAGGTGGTGAGATCGCGTGGGAGCTGGATGATGGTTCTCGCATGGTGTTGAAGGCAGAAAAGCAGGAGGCAACCAGTGAGCAAGATTGATTATCAGGCACTGCGTGCTAAGGCAGAAAAAGCAACGTGTGGCGAGTGGTCGCTCGAATATGGAGAGGGCCGATTTGATGGTGATGATGCGCTAATTCATCGTGAAGTTGTTGGATATCTTCCCATTTGCAGAATTGAAGGAGCGCATCCAGAAAGCGGTTTCGATGAAGATTTCCAAATGGAACAGCAGGCCAATGCTGAATTCATCGCCGCAGCCAATCCGGCTACCGTCTTGGCGCTGCTGGATGAGCTGGAAAGAAAACAGCAATACATCAAACGCCGCGACCAGGAGAACGAGGATATTGCGCTAACGGTAGGGAAGCTGCTAATCGAAAACGGCCGGCTTGTTGCCGATACGCTACGCCACTTAGCTGATAACGAAATCGACTCTGATTATTTTGCTATCACCTCAACGAATGAGAACGGTACTGAAATTGATCATGAGATGGCTATTACCGATTACGCACTGCAAGCTGCCGGAACTGTAGACGAATTGGTTGCGGCGCTGGAATCCGCAGAGAAGCGCATAGCAGAACTGGAAGCGCGGGAAATACTGCTCCCGGAACGTAGCAGTATGCTTCATCGAACAGATTTTCACGATGATTACCAAACGGTAATGGCATACAAAGTTTCTGAAGTCATCGCTGCAATCCGCGCCGCTGGCATTCGCATCAAAGGAGAGTGATATGGCTATCGCTGCAAGTTACACCATGCATCTCTATTGTGATTGCCTCCAGTGTACAGATGGCAAATATAAGTCGCCAGACTTCGGTGAGTATATAGGTACGTCATGGGCTGGCTGTGCAAAAGAGGCGCGCAAGGATGGCTGGCGAATAAGCAAAGACAAAACGCGTGCTTTTGCGCCCGGGCATAAAGTTTTGAGGATTAACAAATGACCACTATAACCAAAGAGCGACTGCTGACAATCAAGCAGTGGCGCGAAACATACGGACCGGGTAGCAACGTTGTACTGCCAGCAGAAGAAGCGGAAGAACTGGCACGAATTGCTCTGGCATCGCTGGAAGCAGAACCAGTTGCTTATATTTTCAAACATCCGGCCGGGAAATTATTCTGGGCTTTAACGGATGAAAGCAATAAAGAGCAAGCGGACGTTATTCCTGTTTATGCTGCCGCGCCTGCGTCGGTTGTGCCGGATAATGCATCAGAGCCTCTCGCTTATGCTTACAAAGAGCTTACGCCTGAGATTATGCGCAACCATTTAGCTGTATTCGAGCGATATGGAATAGCCCCAAACGATAGCTCTACCACAATTCAGGCACTGCGAATCGCGCTGGATGGCATAGAGCGGAGCGACGCCATGCTTCATGGTGCCGAACCTGTAAGCCAGACTTACAAGTTGAACAAGCTGTCGGGCAACTCTCCGGCAACTCCGGATGGTTGGATAAGCTGTAGTGAGCGAATGCCGGATACCAAAACAGCCGTTCTTGTTGCCGTGGAGTTTGACAGGAAAGGTGACTGGCGAATGAAATGGGCGACTTACATCCCGGGGCATCCTGACGCTAATGATGGGTGGTTAATTCCTGGTGCGTCGTGGAAACCGTCACACTGGATGCCGCTACCAGAGCCTCCACTTTGAAAGCGAAGCTTATACATATCTTTTACATCAGCAATCTATTGTTAATCTCCAATCAATGTTACGTTGTCATCTCTCTCATGCTTTGGAGGTAGTGATATGTCTTGTCCAAAATGCGGTTCTGGAAATATTGCAAAAGAAAAAACAATGCGTGGATGGTCTGGTGATTATGTGTGCTGCGATTGCGGATACAACGACTCTAAAGACGCATTTGGAGAGCGTGGTAAAAACGAGTTTGTCAAAATTAATAAAGAACGCGAAGGCAGCGAAAAAAGCTAATTTATTTATTCATATATGAAAACAATGTAACCAATATTCGAATTGAAGAACTGAAAGAACACCAAGCCGCCTGATGGCGGTTTTTTATTACCTGATTTGCAGGTTCGATTCCCTATTCGGAGATAGCACTCATGCAACACGAACTACAGCCTGATTCACTGGTTGATTTGAAATTCATCATGGCCGATACTGGCTTTGGTAAAACCTTCATCTACGACCGTATTAAGTCCGGCGACTTGCCAAAAGCCAAAGTTATCCACGGGCGAGCAAGATGGTTATATCGTGACCATTGTGAATTCAAAAATAAGCTCTTAAGCCGCGCTAATGGGTAA